TTCCATAAGCTCTTGTATTTCTTGCCTTGTTTCTTCTTTTGTAAATGCAGGGTCAGCAATTAAGTCAACAATCACATTGCTTTCGGTATCTGTGATGTGTGCATCAAGGCTGGTGACGCGATACGACCGTTTCAGCAGCATGGACAAATCTTCAACGCCAACGCTGATCTGATCTGCAATTTCAGTCATCGACGGTGTGCGGCCTAGCTCATGACCTAATTGCTGCGCGACGCGGCCAACCTTAAACAGCATTTCATGGACACTGACCGGCAGTTTGATAACCGGGTCATAGGTCACCAGTGCTCGTGTAATAGCCTGCCGAATCCACCAATAGGCGTAAGTGCTGAACTTATAGCCTCTGCTCGGGTCAAACAGGTCAACCGCACGCGATAGCCCGATGTTCCCCTCTTGGATCAGGTCGATAAACTCAAGCGTCTTGTGGCTGCGTTTGTCGTATTTGCGTGCTACATGGACCACAAGCTGCAGGTTGGATTGGATAAACCGCTGCCTAGCGCGGTCACCGCTGCGCAACTCGCGGCGTTCGTCGGTCGTCAGAGCACGGTCTAGCTGCTTCAACTCACGCCATCGTTGCACGCGTCTGCCAAGTTGTATCTCTTGCTGCGGTGTTAAAAGTGGATATTTAGCGATACTGTTGAGGTAGTCCTTGACATAGTCAGCCATGATGAGACCATTGGTTCATACAATAGAAGCACAGTTCCACGGTGCTGCCAACGCTAATATGCTGCGCCAGCTACATGCCGCTAAAGATTACAACGCGTTGTTGGAGTATGCACTGCTGCTGGCTGAGCAAGAGGCCAGCCAGCGGTCGCAGATTAAGTGGTTGGTTAGTGAGGCGATGCGTTCATGCAGCGTTGAACCGTGGCATCTGGCTGCGGCCAATGAACTGCTTGCTGGCGGCCACTAGCTTGTCATTGTTGTAGTGGCCAACTGCTGCATAGCTCAATGCAGGCTTGCTGCTCATACGGAAAAACACCATTTGTCCAATCTTCAAGCCCGGATACACCGGCAGCGGCTGCAGTTGGCGTGCATTCTTCAGCTCAAGCGTCAATGCGCTGCCGTGCCACCCAGGATCGGCATAACCAGCGTGCAGATTTTCGTAACCCTCACGTGCGCGGCTGGACTTAAGGAAAAACAACCCAGCGACATCCTCAGGCATTGAGAACGTCTCCATGGTCTGCGCAAGGATGAACTGCCCTGGCACCAGCTCGTACGGATGGTCGGCGGTGTAGTCCTTGATTGACAGCGGAATCATCTGATGCGATTCCACTGATTCAAGCATGATCAGGTCACCCAACCGCAGGTCCAAACTGGCAGGGTTGATCAGCTCCGGCTGGTAACGCTGCACCATGCCCTGCTGAATCAGGTCAAAAATCTCGGTGTCGCACAGAATCATGGGTCCAAATAACAAGGTGATTGGGTAAAAATTGCTCTTGAGGCTGAAACGTGTACCAGCGATGACCGCAGGCTTTGCATTTGCGACGGCGGTAAATTATGCCGTCGTTTTGTTTTGTCAGAACCACATAGGTGCAGTGGCTGTTACATTTCGGGCACGGTGTTTGAACGGCGGGCATCTTCTAGATTTTGTGCCATGACGGCTGCACTGCGCAGCATGGTGCTGAGCTTGACTGGTTTCATGTCCTTCCAACAGGCGTACCGAATAGCGTGACGGAAGCCCATGGAAATGTTACCGTCGCCCAGCTTGCGGGCGGCTTCAATCTCTTCCCTGGTCATGCGGATATTGACCGTCAGGTTGCGGCCTTTGTTTAATTTATCAGCCACTGCATGTACCAGTTAGCTTTGCGCATGTCTTGCGCTGGGTTGCCTTTGTGTTCAGCGCGCCAGATGTACTTAATGACTTGACCTTTGCAGTAACCCCGGAACTCGTCCGGGGTCAGCGCTGCATGAATCGCCTCGATGCACTCAATGCCGCCTTGCGTGTAGTGCGGCGGGTGGTTGACGAGGTCAGTCATCTTGCAGCAGCTCCATCAGCTTGAGCACATACGCAGCAAAGGCGACATGCGTCATAACAGCATGGGTGCCCGGAGGCACCCCATAACTGTCACGCCACCACTCCTCAAAAGCTGCTTTGATGGCGGGTTCGTTCATCAGAACGCAGCCTCCTCAGCCTTAGCGCGTGGCAGGTACTCAAACCGCTGCACGTTCAAAACATGCTTGCTGCGTTTGGTGCCCGTGTCCTTGTCAGTCCAGTCCTGGCGGCGGACTGAACCGGTCACCATGATGCTGTCGCCTTTTTTGCAGTTGTCGGCAATCATCTCGCCGCCTTTACCCCAAACCTCTACATCAATGGCATTGTTGATGTAGTTGCCATCTTTATCTTTGCCTTCGCTGATGCCACCACCGAAGTTGCAAACGCAAGTACCAGAATCAAAAAACTTAATCTGTGGTTCGCTAATAATACGAACAATGCCGGAAGCATAAAGGCTCATGGGTTGACGGGGGTAATGGAATGGGTTTCTTCAAAGGCCAGCACATCCGCTATTGGATACCTGACCCGCGACTCGCCTAGTGGCAAGCCAAATCGTGGCACGGTGTAGTAGCTCGGTCCTTGACCACGCAGCCGCTGGGACTTAATGCTGCTTGGCTTTAAGCCCCAGCGTGCTGCTAGTTGTTCAGTCGTCAGATACAAGGTCAGCCTCCTTCTCAAGCATTTGCTGCAGCAGCTTGTCATGCTGCTCCTGCGTCAGGTCGCCGTCCTCAAGCCGCTTTGCCATACGCGGTTGCAGCTCTTCTAGGTCTTGCAGGCTCTTGGCTTTGGCAATGGCTGCAGCACCAGCAGTGAACGTCTTGCTGGTGTCCTTGGCTGGCAGTGCGGCGGCTGTGACCGTCACCGGCTCTGCATCAGCCTGTTGCATCTCGTCGGTGCTGTAGACACCGGACATGTCAGCAGGAAAGGCCTTGCGCAGTGCCAGCGCCTCGGAGCATTTGGCGATCATCGCAGCAGGCATCTTGGCCCATAACCCTTGGCCTGCGTTGTAGTCCGCAAACCGTGCAACGCCGACGAAGGCATGATTGCTGCCTTTGCGGTGGACAATGGTCTTAGCTGCAGCGGGCGGCTTGGATGAAAGCCATACGTCACGCCAATCGCCTTCCTCGCCGCACCAGTAGGTCTCGCTGCCATCCAGTTGGCCAGTGCGCTCTGCAATGGCGCGCAGGCCGTCGATGCCTGCCTGAATGGTTAGCTTGCCGCCACGCTTAATGGCGTAGATCTGTTTGCTGAACGGGTCAAGGCCAGTGCGTTGGCACGCATAGGCAAACAGCCGCAGCTCGTCATTGGTGCAGCCTGGTGCAATGGTGCTGCTGATCAGTTGGACCTGATCAGGGGTCCAGGTTGTGATCTGTGAAGTCATCAGAAGGTTTCCGTTTGGATGGGATTTGTTGCCCACTTAGGCAGGCTGATGGTCTGAATGGTCGTGTCGCTGTAGCCGGGCCACACGTTGGCGGCCTTGCATCCGGCGATCACGTCCAATGCATTATTCCGCGTGGTTCGCCCTAGTGCAAGCGCGTCGGCGTCCAGCTCGTACACCGCAACAGCGTGCGGGTAGGTCTTCTCGACGGCAACGAACACAAACCGTTCAGCGCCGTGCAGTCCCTCTAGGTAATGCGCCGCTTGGACGTGGTAAGCGAATGTCGCCACGCTGCGGGCAAAGGCCTGCGGGCTCGCGTCGGTGGTGGTCTTGATGTCAACCACCGTGGTGTTGTGATACCAGTCCGGGCGGCACTTGCAGCGCATACCAGTGGCCGTATCCGTCCACCAGAAGGACTGCTCGGCTTTGCCTTGCTGCAGCAGTGCTGCCGCTGCCGGGTGGTTGCGGACTGCTGTTGCCATGCTGAGCGCTAGCGCCATGTCGGTGCTGGTGACAGCTTCAAGGCCATCAGCGGCCATGCGCTCAGCTTGCTCTTTGCCTGCTTTAGTGTTGCGTGCTGCGCACACGCCGTAGCGCTGCAGCAGCTCGTCAGGCTCAAGGATGGCGCAATGGGCAAGGCTGCCCAGCTTCATCGCAGCGGTTGGCTCAACCGGCTTGCGGTTGGGGTCAACGTACCGGCTCCAGTAGTGGTAAGGCGATTGCATGACCGCTTTGAGGTGGCTGGCGCTAACGGCTGGGTCGGCGTGGTACTGCTCGTTGGTGATGGTCATGCCACTGCTCCGCTACGCAGCCCTTGATGCAAGCGGCTGGCGGTGCCGTAGGTGGCGACCATCTCAGGGAATGCATCAAGCAGTCGGCGCTTGTTGCTTGGGTCTGCCTTGATAGCGGCAAACGCCAACGCTTGATAAAAGCTGCCGCCATACTGGCAAGCAGTCGCCAGTGTCCAATAAATGTCTTGGTCAGTCATAAGATGATTGCGGTGAGGTTTGATGGGGGCGTGGCTGCCCCCGTTTTTTTTATGCCAGTGCAACACGGACGCGGTAGCGCGTGATGCGCATGTGCTCCGCAATGCGGCGCTGGCTCCAGCCACGGCTGTGCAGCCGCTTGGCGCGCTGCTCGGTGGATTCGGTCAACCACAGCAGCACTGCCAATGGCAGCAGCAGCAGGGTCAGGATGATGGTTGTCATGGGTGGGATTTGTAGTGCAGGCCGGTTGCCTGCGTGCGCGTATCCTACACCCTATGCCGCCCTTGTCAACCGTAACGCATCCTCGACCGACCGTGCCACACCAGCAATGCCACCTGCAGCCTGGACCGCATCCAGCCACTGCTGCTGCTCGGGCCGCAGCCTGCCGGTTGGTGTCTTCACCTCAATGCTGAGGAACACAGCCACCTGACTGCCGACCATCTCGGGTGTCACCGTGACCGTGCGCCAGCCGATCAGATCAGCGCTGCCTTTGCACAGCCCAAACTGCACCGGGCGGCCGTTGGCGTCCTTGAGAGTGCCGGTGTTATTGCGGAAGACTCTCGTATCGCCCTTGCTGATGGCTAGCCGGATCTCCTGCTGGATGCGTTGCTCGCTCACCAATAACTCTTAAGTGCGTGTTGCAATGATAATCCTTTTTGCTTGTGCATTGTGCAAATATGATCAACAATTTCAAAGATCGCTTTAGATTCACTTTCTATCCAACTTAAAGGCAGTATGACGGACGTTCGTTTTCTATTTTCTGCAATTCTAGTCAACTGACACCTGCCATCTGGATTAAGTTTTGTTTTTGCCATTGCTCTAATAATCCAACCACGTCCATGCGCTCGTTTAATTTTTAACCGCAAATCTTCTACCCACTGATCTTCGGTTGCAACTTGCGATTTGCGCCATTTTTGCAATTCTTCAACGTCATCTTTGAGGCTGATTACAAGATCAACTAAATCAGCAAGCTCCGATGCTGATTCACTTGGCGTTGCAACATTGTTGCTTAAAAATGCAGCTAGTGCTTCATTTACAACATCACTTGCATCGATGTTTATTCCATTTTCTTGCTGTCTGTTGACATAAGATTTCAAGCGGTTTGCGGTTTCAGGCTGCACATACCAGGCGCGATTGACCCACGAGTCGCGTTTACTAGTTGCTGCTACTGTCATTTGACTTTGCTCCATTGTCCTTTGGTTTGACGGGCGGCAAGGACATGCTTGGCCCATGCCGCCGGGTTTTTGTAGCCTCTTTGATGACCTAGCGCAATGAGCTGTTGCAGTGTCTGCGCACTGCCCTGCTCCCGGCGTTGCTGGCGTTGCAACTCCACCAGCTCACCCTCAACCACCTTTAGCTCACGGGTCTCCTGCGGTGCGAACACATGCCCGCAGTCAGGGCACACCTGCGTAGCGCTTGAGCTGGTGGTAAAACACACCGGGCACACCTTGACTGATGGTGCTTGCTCGCGGTCGCGTTTGCGGGCGCCGTCCAAAGTCCAGTCGCGGTCCTCTAGATGGTGTCCGAGGCGCAACGTGTTGCCAACATGGTCCAGCACCACAGCGGTCTTGTTGCCACTCGGGCGCAGGCAACGTCCGATCATTTGCAGGTGGAGGCTGACGCTCTGCGTTGGCCTGAGCAAGATGCACCCGCCGACGCTTGGCACGTCCACGCCTTCACCAATCAGGCTGCAACTGGTCAGCACCTTGATGCGACCTGTCCCCAGTGCTGTTAATAGATCACTGCGCTGGTCGGTGGTCATAGTGCCGTCAATGCTGGCGGCAGGGATGCCTTGCGACATGAACAAGGCAGCCACCGCCTCGGCATGTGCCACGCTGCAGCAGAATGCAATCGCAGTCTGGCCAGCTAGGTGCTTGCGGTAATGCGACACGCAGTCGCCCATGATGGTGCCGACGCGTTCCTCTGCCTGCTTAGTGTCAAAGTCACCCATCTTTTTGCGCAGGCCGATGGCATCAAACCCCGGCGGTGCCAGCACGCGGGCGTTGGCGAGGTAGCCGTTGTCGGTCAACCATGCGGCTGATGGGCCTTGCACCATGGTCTCGTAGTGGTCACCAAGGCCGCGTCCGTCGCCACGGCATGGCGTTGCCGTCACACCCAAGACATGCGCATTGTGGAAATGCTGCAGCACCGTTGACCACTGGCCAGCATTGCTGTGGTGCGCCTCGTCGACCACCAGGAGCTGGAAGAACTCCCCCGGCAGTTTGTGCAGCCTGCGGGCAAGGGTCTGGACGCTGGCAACCTGCACCGCATGGCTTAGGTCCATGCTGCGACCTGCGGCAATGCGACCATGCGTCACGCCCATAGCCGTGAGGCTGCGGCTGGCTTGATCGAGAAGCTCAGCGCGGTGGACAAGGATGCAGACACGGTTGCCTTTTTTGGCGGCAGCTTGGGCGATGTAGCTGAATATGCAAGTCTTGCCGCCGCCGGTGCTAAGCACACCAAGAACAGACCGCTTGCCCATTTGATATTGCAAGCGGATTTCATCCACCATCTTTTGTTGGTAGGGGCGAAGGTTCATCTGTCCAAGCCGAAACAATCAAGTCTTGCAAGTAATTGCAATTTTTGTTGATAAGCGTGCCAGTTGGCTGCCGAGGAAGTTGGAATGCAACTGTCGTTGTAAAGCCAAATCATTTCATTTGGCTTCCAAGAAGCATCATTTATGATTCCATAAAAAAGTTTTCTCTGTTGGGGTAAAGTAATTTTTTTTATTCTTTGAAACTTAGGCGCCTCTTCATACTTAACCCAAACCGTGCCCGGAGTGCCGATTGGCTTGTAATGCCTATTAAGAGGAATCCAGCCGCCAATATCATCATTGAGCTTATAAACCAGATAAGGCATCCAGATTCGACGAAATTGCTCGGTATCGAGGCAAATAGCCATTGATCCATGTCGGAGGCTTGCCAAGCCTAGCACGACCCGCTAGAATGCGCAAGTATCCGCTAGGACCAGTGCCGTTATCACACCCGCTTGCCGTGCAGCTCACACCAGAGCAGATGGCCTGGCTTGACCGCCGCCGTGTTGCCGGTTTATCGCGCAGTGCCGTGCTGCGCCTTGTGGTTGAGCAAGCCATGCGCCTTGACAAGCAAGGCCTCTTACCAGCCACCGGTTACAGGGAGCAGGCATGAAGGACATTGACTTTGAGCTGGGCAGGCAATTTGTCCACGCGCTGGGCAAGCCTGCTGGTGAAATACGCCTGCGGGCGTTCTACCACGCCGAGAATCCAAAAAAAGCAGGCGACGCAGGCCGCAAAGGCGGTTTCTCGCGTATCCGCATCAATGAATGGCAGCGGGAAGGGCGCGGCGTGTACGTCGTTATTAACGACGGTGGCGACAAGGACATTGACATCACGACCTGCCGTGCATTCTTCTGCGAATGGGACGATCGCCCAACCGACTGGCAGCTCACCGCATGGCAAGAGCTGCGGTTGCCTGAGCCGACCATGCAGGTCTCAACCGGCGGGAAGTCCATCCACAACTACTGGGTCCTGTCAGAGCCGATCACCATTGAGCACTGGCGGCTGCTGCAGACACGGCTGCTTGACTATGCCGATGCTGACCGCAGCATTAAGAACCCAGCTCGTGTCATGCGGCTGCCTGGCACCTTCCATGCAGGACCCGATGGCGAGCTAGGCGAGATGTGTCAGATGGTGTCCCATGCAGGGCACCGCTACAGCGTGGCTGACATCGAAGCCGCACTCCCATCAGAGACCTATTACCAGCACGAGCGACCAGCTCAGTTCTATGCCGAACCGATCGAGCGCAGCATTGATGAAGTGCGCGAAGCGCTTGCTTGCATACCGCAGCGCCAGCCCGGCACCGGCACCTACCACATCTACCGCAACATCTTTTGGGGTCTGATCAAAGCCTGCGGCGATGTCGACCAGGCCATTGCCTTAATGCAGCAGCACAGCCCCGAATGGCATGGCCTGCAGCAGATCGCCAGCTCCGGTGGTGATCAGATCAGTGCTGGCACGTTCTGGTACTGGGCGCGGCATTACGGCTGGAAGCCATCGACGCCAGCGCGACGCAGCAGCCGCAGCCGTGAAGCTGCTGCCGTAGAACCTGAGGTCATCAACCTGCAGCTCTATAACAAAACCGATACCGAATGGCTAGATCTTGTAGTCCGGCATGTGTTTCAAGCGCAGTCGCCACGGTGGATCTGCGTTGATGGCATCCTCCACTGCTGGTGCGGTACCCATTACAAGCCAATCACCGATGAGGAGCTGGCGCCCAGCATTGCTGCGCTTTTGTCGCAGATGCACGTCGTTGATGCCCGCAACGGCGAGCGCTGTTACCCATGGAAGCGCCCCAAATACGTCGATGAAGCCCTGGCATGGATGCGGCGGCTGCTCGACCCCGTGCCAGTCAACCCAGCCAATGCGATTAACTGCGCCAATGGCGTGGTGTCCTGGTCATGGTCAGGTCGCAAACTCAACTACGCCTTCACGCCGCACGACCCAGACACCGCCTTCACCTACGTCACCGCCTATGCCTACGACCCGGAAGCCAACCCGCAGCACCTGTGGAGGTTGCTAGAGGCCGTCGAACCCGGCGACCGTGACACGCTGCAACGCATCCTCGGTAGTGGCTTGGACCTGACCAAATACCGCGCCACACGCGGCAGGCCACGGGCAGTGCTCATGATCGGTGAAGGCAGCAACGGCAAAGACACCATCCGCACAGCCCTGCGCGACACCCTAGGCAGTCGCAATTTCACGTCATGCTCACTGGCTGATTTCCGCCAGTACGACCAAGGCCGCAAGTTTCCCATCGCGCCGCTGCGTGGTGCCTCGGTCAACTGGTCCAGTGAAAATAGTCAGTTTGTTCACATCGACAACCTGCAGTCACTTAAGGCTGCAATTAGCGGCGAGGAATTGTCTTACGAGCTGAAAGGTGTGCAGGAGTCGCAGTTTGTGCCGTCATCTTTATTCGTGTTCAACCTAAACAAAGACCCGTCGCTGTCCGGCGATCAGGTGGCGATTGAGACCCGGTTTCATGTGTTCAGATTCCGTAAAACGTTCATGGCAACGCCTACAGAATCAAACCACATTCAAGCCGACCCAAGGCTAAAGGATGACCCCGATTTTATCCAGCAGCAGATATGCCCAGCGTTTCTGAATTGGCTGCTGGAAGGTTTATCTTTGGCGATTGAATACGGCATTGACTACAGCTCAGGCCGGGAGGCAATGGAAGATGTCAGGCGTGCAAGTTGTCACCTGTGGGAGTTCTGCGATGCCATTGGATTGCACCATGAAGAGGGTGCAACGGTATCCGTGAAGCGCGTCTGGGAGGCATTACAAACCTGGTATAGAGACGAGGGCTATTTAGATAGGAATGACCGCTGGCTGGTGGATCCACCGAGCGATCGGACGGTCAAGGCACCACGGCTGCTGGTCCCTGCGTTGCGGCAGATCTTTCCAAAAGTTGCGTCCGCCAGAGGCGGCAAATCCCGCGACCGTCTTATTGAGGGTCTCAGGATGGACGCATGGTGAGACGGTTGGCGGACGCAATTTGCGTCACGGCGGACGCTAGGCGGACGCAAATGGCGGACGCAAAAACCCTGTCTCTATCTATCTTTTTACCTTGGCGGACGCAAATAGGGGATAAATATCGTGTATACAAAAACGGGAGAGGGGGAGGTGTAGAACGTATAGGGGGGGTAAGGGAAAAACCCGATTTTGCG